ATGAATCCATAAAAAACGAAAAAGAAAAATTATCAGATCATAGTTTAATTTCTTATTATATTCATACTGATGATTCACCACAAATATTAAAAAAAAAAAAAGAAAAAACTATAAAATTAAAAAAATCAGATTCAAGTGATAGTATAGATAATAAATCATCAAAAACAAATTCAATTAAAACTAATTCAACTGAAAATAATTCAAATAAATCTGAATCATCAATTCAAGAAGAATTATCAACAGATCAAATTGATCATATGAAATATGATGTTATTAAAATAGATAAAAATATTCATAAAATAATTAATAATTATTTAATGAATTATAATAAATTTAAAGAATTTATTATATGTTTATCAAGAACTACACCAATATCATTACTTGATTTTATTGATTTTAGTTTAGAAGATAAATTAAATAAATTAAATTTAAAATTAAAAAAATTAGATAAATTAAATAAAAAACTAATAATTGATCCTACAATTAATTATTTAGATATATTTCCTCCACTTGAAAATAAATTAATAAATCTAATAAAAAAAATAGAAATTCAATCAAAATTACTTAAATATAATAAAGATATGCAAGATTTAAATAAATTTAAAAAAAATTACAAATTAACAAATGCTAATAAAAAAAAACTTTCTGAATTAGCAATTGAAAAAATTGAATTAGAAACTAAAATTATTAAATTTAAACCTATATATATTTATATTATAAATAAAAATAAATTAGAAGAAAATATTAAAGAATTTCAAAATAAATTAGATAAACAAAATCAAAAAATTTTAAATTTAAATATAGAAATCTTATTAAAAGAATTAATTGATGATTTTAACAGTTCATCAAATTCAAATGAAGAAAATATATTTAAAAAAATATTTTTAAAATGTAATATAAAATTATTTCTTATTATTAAGAACGAAAAATATAAACATATTGATAATGAATTAAAATTAAATGATTTATGTTTAATAAAAAATAATATTGATTCTGAAATAACTTATTCTTTAATAAAAAAACTTGTTTAATAATTTATATAAAAAAAATATATGAATTTATATTATAATGTGTTTATTTTTTAATAAAAATAAAAATAAAATACTAAATTTTAATAAAGAAATAATAAATAAAGAAGAAAAATGTTGTATATGTTTAACAAATAAATCAAATGTTTTATATAGACCATGTGGTCATTTAGTAACATGTAATGAATGTAATTTACATAATTTGAATACATGTCCTATATGTAGAAAACATATAACATTGATAATTTCTTATGATATAAGAAATAAATATAATTAATAATTAATGGATTTAATTTTTGAAAATAAAGATAGAAATATAAAAATATATAAATTTTTAAATATTATAGATAAAAAATCATCAATAGGAAATATTTTATTAAATGGTTTATTACATTGGAATTCAATAAATGATCAAGAAATATTAAATATAAAAAATATAATAACAAATAAAAATGTTAAAGGATATACAACAAAAGATACTATAGTTTTATTAAATGATGAAAAGAGTATTCATTATTATGTTTATTTTGATAATAATAATATAGAAATATGGTATATAGATGGAATTTATGATACAGTATATATTGATGATAATTTAACTTTTAAAGAATTATTATTTATTTTACAAAATTAATATTATATAAAAATGATAATTATAATATAAAATATTTATAAGATGGAAAAAAATATAAAATTATATAATAATGAAATTGATGAATTATCTAAAAATATATCTTTAAAATTAGATTTAAAAGATAATTCAATAGAAAAAGTTCGTAAAGAAGGATTAGATAAATTTTATACAAATGATAATATTTCAGAAAAATGTTTAAAAACAATAGAAAAAATATATGAATGGTCAAAATGGGAATTGGTAATTGAACCAAGTGCTGGGAATGGAAGTTTTTTAAAAAAAATTCCAATAAATAAAAAGATAGGAATAGATATATTTCCAGATGATAATGATATAATAAGACAGGATTTTTTAACTTATTATCCTGATAATAATATAAAAAAAATTTTAATAGTAGGAAATCCTCCTTTTGGTAAAGGAAGTTCATTAGCAATAAAATTTTTTAATCATGCAGCAGAATGGGGAAATGTCATAGCATTTATAATACCAAGAACATTTAGACGTATAAGTATTCAAAATAAATTAAATATAAATTTTCATTTAATATTAGATGATGATATACCTATAAATCCGTGTTCATTTACACCAAATATGATGGTAAAATGTTGTTTTCAAATATGGGAAAAAAAAGAAAATAAACGTGAAAAAGTAAAATTAGAAACAAAACATAAAGATTGGCAATTTATTGGATTTGGTCCTAAAGATGAAAAAGGACAACCAACACCACCAAAAGATGTTGATTTTGTAATTCGAGCATATGGTGGAAAATGTGGTGAAATAATTGATAAAAAATTAGAATTATTACGTCCAAAAAGTTGGCATTGGATAAAATCAAATATTGATTTAAATATTTTAATTGAAAGATTTAAAAATTTAGATTATTCATTAAGTTTAAATACAGCAAGACAAAATTCAATAGGAATGGGTGAATTAGTTAAATTATATAAAGAAAAATATGATTAAAAATCATTTTCTAAAATTTGAAATTTAATTAATTCATTCCAACAATTACTATTAATAGTAGGTCTAATAGAATATTCTTTATTATTATTTAAATCGTTTAAAGCTTCAATTGTAATATCTCCTAATTTTAATTTAGTTCCATGAGCATAATTACCATATTTAAAAATAATCGGTTTTAATTCATCATTTGGTATATTAAATATATATAATTCTCCACCATTATTTACATTATTATTTGATAAATAATAAGCAATTAATATATAAAATTGACAATTATGTGATGGTCTAATTTGAACATAATTAAATTTTTTAGATTTTTTACAACAAATTGATATTTTTATTTCATAATTATTATTATTTTTATTATAATCTCCTATACATAAACTTGCTTTATTTTTATTAAAATTATATTTAATTAAAATATAATATTCAATTAATGGTCCGTATTGTTGTGAATTTATTTTATTTATTATACAATATTGAAAAGCACTTTTTAATGTTTTTATTTTCATTATTTCAGTATAATGATTTTTTTCTGAAATATTTAAATGATTTATTAAATCATTTATAATATCTATTTCATTATCATCACTATTTTCATTTGATTTATTTATTAATTTATCTGATTTTTTATCAGATTTTTCTATTAATTTATCAGATTTTTCTATTAATTTATCAGAATTTTCTATTAATTTATCAGACTTTTTATCAGATTTTTCTATTAATTTATCAGACTTTTTATCAGATTTTTCTATTAATTTATCAGATTTTTCTATTAATTTATCAGAATTTTCTATTAATTTATCAGAATTTTCTATTAATTTATCAGAATTTTCTATTAATTTATCAGACTTTTTATCAGATTTTTTAAATAAATTAGTTTTTGACATTTTATTAATAAATATTAAAAAATCATTTTTATATATAAAAAAAATATATATACTAAAAACATGTCAATATTAATCGTAGGTGGATTTGGTTATATTGGATCAAGTTTATTTAATTATTTATATAATTTAAATAAAAATATTATTATAATAGATAATTTATCTAATAGTTATTTAAATGAAATTAATATAATTCATATTAATAAATTAAATATTAAAAAATATTTATTTGATATTTCTAATCATGAAAAATTAAAAAATATATTTTATGAAAATAATATTTCGTCTGTAATATGGTGTATAGATACACATTATTTTATTAATGATACATATTATAATTCAAATATTAAAGGTTTATTAGTTTTAATAAACTTAATGAATTTATATAAAATTGAAAATTTTATATATTTATCATCATATGAAGTATATAAATATGATGATAATATTAAAGAAGATAGTATATGTTCTCCAATAACAAATGAAGGGAAAATTAAATTATTATCAGAAGATATAATCAAAAATGTTTATAATTATAAATATTATATTTTAAGATTAAGTAATGTAATTGGCAAAAATATTTATAATTTTACAAGTATAAAATTAAATATATTTAATCAGATATATATTAAAAATAAATTAAATTATTCTGATAAAAATATATATATTAATAATAAAATTGATTATATATATATTGATGATTTATGTTTTATAATTAATAAATTATTAAAAAAAATATTAAAATTAAAAACTAATAAATTAATTATAAATGTTAGTATTTCAAATAAATTTAATGAAATTGATTTATTAAAAAATATATCAAATGATTATAATATTATTTTTATTAATAATATTAATTTAACTTTAGATAATACTTTATTAAAAAAAATTATAAGATTTAGACCTAAATTTAAAATTATATAAAGGAAATACTATTAATTATTAAAAAATAATATGATATCCATATTAATTTTAGGCGGATTTGGATATTTAGGATTAAATTTAGTATATAATTTAAAAAATTTACAATATAATGTTATAATAATAGATAATTTTAAAAATTCATCAAATTATTATAATATTGATGAAAATTTAAAATATTATAATATTGATATTAGAGATAAAGATGAAGTTGAAAAAATATTCAATGAACATAAAATTGATATAGTTTTATGGTCTATTGATACTATCAATATTGATATGACTTTATATTATGATATTAATATAACTGGATTATTATCAACATTAATGTTAATGAATAAAATGAATATTAAAAATTTGATATTTATATCATCGAATACAGTATATGGAAATGCAACATTATGTCAAGAAAATCAACCATGCCAACCAAATACAAGTGAAGGTAAATTAAAATTAGTTAGTGAAGATATGATTGCTAATATATATTTTCATAATTTTTTTATATTAAGAATTGGACATATATATGGTAGAGATCAGACTTCTTTTATTGGATATAGAAAAAATATTATAAATCAAATAGAATTATATAATAAAAAATTAATTAAAAAATTTAATATTGATAAGACTTTATTTGATTATATACATATTAAAGATTTAATTAATGCTATTTTAAAATCTATTTATAAATTAATTAATAAAAATAAAGAAATTAGAATTATATTAAATATTGGTAGTGGTAATATTTTAAATGATTATCTTATTTTTGAAAAATTTAAATTTATTACTAATAATAATAATATTAATTATGAATATTATTATGATGAAGGCACTATTAATACTATTAATAATTTAAAGGCATTTAAAATATTAAATTGGACTTCTAATTTTCTTATTAAAGATTATATAAAAAATGATTTATTAATATAATTAAACATATGTTTAATTTAATTTTAGATACTGAAACTACCGGATTAATTATTAAAGATAATAATAAAATACCTAATTTTAAACTAATTGATAAATATAATAATTCAAGAATTATTCAATTAAGTTATCAATTAATTAATAATAATGGAGATTTAATATTAAAACGAAATTTTTATATTAATAATCAAATAATAATAAATAATTCACATATTCATGGAATAACTAATGATTTTATTAATCAAAATGGTGTATTATTTAATGATATTATTCAGATATTTTATGATGATTTAAAAAAATGTAAATCAATTATATGTCATAATATTAATTTTGATATTAATATATTAAAAAGCGAATTATATAGATATAATTTTACTGAATGTTTAGAAGAAATTATTTCAAAAAAACATTTATGTTCTATGATTATTTTAAAAGATATTATTAAAATTAAAGATAAATATAATAAAAATAAATGGCCTAAATTAAATGAAGTATATTATTTTTTATTTAATACTTATGATATACCAGGTATTCATAATGCAGAAAAAGATGTTGAAGCATTAGTTAAATGTATTAAAGAATTAAAAGATAAAAATTTAATTAATATCTTAGAATTATAAATGTGCTAATATATTTAATATATTTATATTTATATATTTTAAAATGAATAATAATGATATAAATGTATTATTAGATAATAGAAATGAATACATTAATTATTTAGAAACTACTTTAATAACTGTTATTTCTGAATTTTTTTTTAATATTAATTTAAACTGTGAATCTTTAAAACAATTTCAAAAAGAATTAAGTCTAATTAATAAATGGTCTCAAAATAATATTGATATCAAAATGAATATTATACATAAAAATATTAAAGATGAAGAGGCTACACCTAAATTTATGCAAAAAATTATTAAAGAAATTATTAGTATTAGTATTAAATTAAAAATGTATGAACTTGATATTAAAACCAATAAATTTAAAGTTTTAATTCCTAATTGGCATGATTTTTTATATAAATGTTGTATTGAATGTTCTAAACAATTTTGGAAAAAACCTACATTATTTTTTAAAAAAATAACATCAATTGAAAAACAAAATAATATTAATAATATTGAAAAAATAACAAAAGAATGTATTAAAAATGCATTAAGATCTTATATTCCATTAAAAGAATTAATCAATTTAATTGATGAAATTGATGAAAATACTAACGAAATTGAAATTAATACACAAAATTTATCTCAAAAATATAATAACAATTTACAACAAGATTTATCACAAAAATCTGATCAAGAATCTGATCAAAATTCTAATGAAAATTCAGATGAAAATTCAGATGAAAATTCAGATGAAAATTCAGATGAAAATTCAGATGAAAATTCAGATGAAAATTCAGATGAAAATTTAGATGAAAACTCTGATGCGAATTCTCTGGAAAACTCTGATGCAAATTCTAAGGAAAACTATCAATTAAATAAAGATTCTCATCAAGAATCTGATCAAGAATCTGATCAAGAATATGATCAAGAATCTGATGAATATCAAGAAAAATCTGATGAATTAATTCAAAAATCTCATGAAAAAAATCATGAAAAATCTCAAGTAAAATATGAACAATTTCAAGAAAAATCTGATCAATCTCAAGTAAAAAATTATCAATCTCAAGTAAAATCTTATCAATTTCAAGTTAAATCTGATCAATCTCAAGAAAAATCTGAGCAATCTCAAGTAAAATATGATCAATCTCAAGTTAAATCTGATCAATCTCAAGTAAAATATGAACAATCTCAAGAAAAATCTGATCAATCTCAAGTTAAATATGATCAATCTCAAGAAAAATCTGATCAATCTCAAGAAAAATCTGATCAATCTCAAGTAAAATCTGATCAATATCAAGAAAAAATTGATCAATCTCAAGAAAAATCTGATCAATCTCAAGAAAAATATGATCAATCTCAAATAAAATCTTATGAATCTCAAGTAAAATCTGATCAATCACAAGTAAAATTTGATCAATCTCAAGAAAAATCTGATCAATCTCAAGAAAAATCTGATCAATCTCAAGAAAAATCTGATCAATCTCAAATATTAAAAACAAATTTTGATAAAGAATTTGATAATAAAATTATTTATATAAATAATGAAGTAGAAGAAAATGCGTTTTTTTAAATAAAATAAGGATAATATAATAGATAAAATGTATTATATATATTCATTATGTATTACTTTGATTTTATTTTATATTATTAATATATTTGAAAAAAAAGATTTTATTAAAGGAAAAGATATTATAATATTTATAATATTATTTATTGTAACTACATTTATTATATATATGTTATCAAATAATAACATAGAAAATAAAACTGAAATATTAGAAAATATTGATACCGGTTTCAAAATGCCTTAATTATTTTTTTTTACTGTAATTTTACAAGTATTTTTTTTTTTTATAATAACATTTGGATCATAGTCTTCATCTTCATCTTGATCGTCATTATACGATGAATTTTTTTCTTTTTCATCTTGTAAAGCTTGTATATCCCATAATTCATTGTCACACATTTTTAACTTTTTATTCGGATCTGCTTTGTACCAAAATACTTGATCTTCTAATTTATTTCCATTTGCTCTATTATTTATAACTAAACAACCATAATCTTGAGTTACTTGTTCTAAAACTTGTTCAAATACTGCTAAACTTGGAAACATTCCCGCATAATGATCATATAATCTTTCCCTATTTTTTTTTATATTTTCTTTAAAAATAAAAACATAATCTATATTTGTTCTTAAAGCAGGACTTATACCCATCGGAAATTGCATTGTTAAAAGAAACATTATTTTATAATGCCTACCATTCATAAATATTTTTCTAATATTTGTATCAGTTACCCAACTTTTATCATACATTGCATCATCCATAACTAAAAAAGATCTTGGATCAATTGAAGAATAACCAAAATCATTTTTTTCTTTTTTAAATTTAGCTGATATTTTTTGTTGCCTATGAACATATTTTTCTATTAATTCTGGAGAATACTCATCATGAATTAATATTTTTGGAATAAAATTTTGAAAAAATGCATTTGCATGTTCTGTTGGACTTATTACCATACCAATCGGTATACTACAATGATTTGATAATATATCTCTTAAACAAACACTTTTTCCTCTATTTCTTGCTGCAATTGCTACTATAACAGAATCATCATTAATTTTTGAAGGATCAAATTTTTTTAATTCTAACTTCATTGAAGGTTTTTTACTCATATTTAATAAGTGTATTTATCATTAAATATTAGTAAAAAAAAATAATAATAATCACATTTTAATCTATTTCAACCATTTTTTCTTCTTCTTTCTTTTGTAACCACGGATCTACACCATCATTCAATTCATCACTTATTATCTTTGCCCCGTTTTCAAATTGATTTTCTAATTTTGGTTCTATAGTATTTTTATTTATAGCATTTGTTGTTCTTGTATCAAAAATTATATCTTTTTGATCTTTATTTTCTTTATAATGTTTCATAAGTGTATTTAATTGTTGTTCTGGATATTCTTGTTCCTCAATATTATTTGTTATATGCGATTCATATGGTAACCAACAACCTACTTGAGCTATATATATATTATGATATTTATCCTTTTTATTTAAAATTTCTACTCTTTTTTTTGCAAGATCTTCACTATCATATACACCTCTCACTTTTATACCTCGTTGTGTTGTTTTTAAATTATTTTTATAATATTCATCTTCTATTTTATCCGCATTCGTATTTTTATAAAATTGAAATTGTTCATTTAATTCATCCATATTTGATATATAATTATGATTATCTTTTATCGAATTTATCATATCTATATCATCTTTATATTTATCTTTTAAATTTTCAAATAATAAATCCATATCATTACTAAATTTTTTTAAAAAATTATTAAAATAAAATAATTCTTTATTCTTTATAATAGTATCTTCTGGATTTAAAAAAGATAAACATACATAATTTTGATTTCTAATTGGTTCGTCTTCATCTAAATAATCAATTTTTGTTTTTTCCATATTTATTAAAAAATATAATATATCTTTATATATTAAAACATTAAAAAATGGTTGAAATAGATTCTAATGAATTAATATTAAAAATTTTGAAATATTTATTTCAAGGTTTTGCTATAGCATTAGTTGCACACTTATTAGATATGATCGGACCTAATAAATTAAATGGTTGGGAAATATCTATTTTAGCTGTAACATCTGCATGTGTTTTTGCTATATTAGATGTTATTAGCCCCACATTCTCTCAATCCGCTCAACAAGGAGTCGGATTAGCTACAGGTTTTCGTCTCATGAATTTTCCAGTATAAAAAACATATTTAAACATAAATAAAATTAATTTATAATAAATGAATTTAGAAACTGAATTAAACGTATTAATACAGAATGTTATTAATTCTAAAGGTAGTCATTTTGATTTAGCTATCTTAATTTATAATATTTATAAAAATGATTATAAAGTTCATAATGATAAATGGTATAAACAAAATGATGATAATCAATGGGTTGAAATGGAATTAGCTAAAGATCTATACATCAATATTAGTCTCAAAATTTTTGATTTATTATTTGAAAAACATCAGGAATTATTTAATCAATCCAGAATTGTTGAAACACTTGAAGAATCAGATTTATATAAAGAAAAAGCTAAAATATTATTTAAAATCGCTAATCAATGTAAAATGGTTAATTATAAACAAAGCTTAATTAAAGAATGTAAAATTATTTTTACTGTCGATAATTTAGATTGAAGGTATCCATTTCCATTTTAATTCATTACATATCTTCTTAAATGTTTCCTCATTTTGTGCTATTTTTTGCCTACTTTTTAATAAAGGAAATAATGGTAAATATTCTGGTAAATCTAAAATTAAAAAAAATTTATGCAATATATACGAATAAGAAATAAAATTTAATCTATTACTTGGAGCATGTTTAATAAATAAAGGCTGGGTTTGCATAAACATATTTGATAATGTTTGTTCTAATTCTGGACTAAATTGTGGGGGAGGCACACCATTTATTCTATTTATTATATATGCTGCATGCTCATAATATTTATGAGTTCTTAACTTTTTTAATATTGATCTCATATGTTTTGGAGTTAAAGTTTTTGTATCTGTTATCTTTTCTTTTTTTAATTCATTCAAAATTTTATCAAATACTTCATTCGGAATATCCGTACTTTCTTTTCCTTGAACCTGATTACACCACTCCCTAAAATGATTTATTCTTTTATAACTATAATGAATATTATCCTTCTTATCATTTATCATTATTGGTCTATTCTGTTCTGCCAATAAAAAATCTTGATGTCCACATTCTATACATATTGATATTGCTTCATGTTGCAAATTTATCATATTTCCTTTATTACAATTCTTACATAATTCACTTATAAATTCACCATCTAAATGATTTATATATTTATTCTCTGTTATTGATAAATATTCATTTACTAAAGAAGTCTTTGTCTTATTATTTACACTCGAATCTACTTTCTTTTCTATATCTATATTTAATGCATCCAAAATTGTAAATTTTTTATTCTTATTTACTGAAATATTATTAGTATGAACATTTTTATCTAAAATGTCATAATAATTAAAAAGAATTTTACCCGTTTTTTCATAATAATCAATCTCATTTGATTCATTTAATTCATTTAATTCTCTCGTTTTATTTAATATATCCTCCTTCACCAATACATTACTATACCATAACTTTTTTTTTTCACTACTATTTATATTTAAATCATCATTACTTATTTTATCATTTATATCTATATTTATTATTTTTAACTTTTCTATATCATTTACCAAATTATTAATATTTTCATTCTTTTCTTTAAACTTTTTTATTGTATTTATATGAATATCATCTAATGTACTTGCTTCTGTTACATTATCTATTACATGTATTCGTTTTTTACTACATCTTTCTTTCATCATCTTTATTAATAATTTATAAATTACTTTTATTATATATTTTTTCTTTTATATATAATAAATACTTAAAAATGGGTGGAGGTTTACTTCAATTAGTTGCATATGGAGCACAAGATGTTTATTTAACCGGTAATCCGCAAATTACCTTCTTTAAAGTGGTATATAGAAGACATACTAATTTTTCTATCGAATCTATCAGACAATCTTTTAGTGGCAATTTTAATTTTGGTAATAGAGTTACATCACAAATTTCACGTAATGGAGATTTAGTTAGTAAAATGATTTTAGAAGTTGATTTACCACAATTACAAAATATTCCTACAAATGTATGGACTGATAATCAAGCACAAAGATATGTCAATTATATCGGATTACGTTTAATTAAATCTGTAGAATTAGAAATTGGTGGTCAAAAAATTGATAAACAATATTCTGATTGGATGTATATTTGGAATGAATTATCATTACCTATTGAAAAACATAACGGTTATAAAACTATGGTTGGAGCTGATACTGATATGACAAGCTTTAAAGATACTAAATTATATATACCTTTTGAATTTTGGTTTTGTAGAAATATCGGTTTAGCTTTACCTTTAATTGCTTTACAATATCATGAAGTTAAAGTTAATATTGAAATTGAAACATTTGATAAATGTACATATGTTGGTTCTGCTTATGAGAAAAAATCTGGAAATGTTACTCCAATTACTCCAAAAAATATTAAAAATGCAACTTTATATGCTGATTACATCTTTTTAGATACTGATGAACGTCGTAGATTTGCACAATTATCTCATGAATATTTAATTGAACAATTACAATATTCTGGAGAAGACACTATTAAAAAAGAACAAAAAAGCATTCAATTAACAATGAATCATCCTGTTAAAGAATTAGTTTGGACTATTAAACCTGATGATAATGAAGTTTGGTATAATTATACAACTGAAATGTTTAGTTGTAATATGGCTTTTGATTCCAATGTTGCATATAAATTGTCTAATTTAGAAGGTAGTTATTCTAATTTAACTAATATAATATTAGGTGTTGTTCCAAGTGGTCAAAATCCTGTTGTTCATGCTTCATTACAATTAAATGGTAATGATCGATTCACACCAAGAGATGGGGATTATTTCTCATTAGTTCAACAATATCAACATCATACTAATATTTCTCAAAATAAAGGTATTAATGTCTATTCATTTGCACTTAAACCAGAAGAACATCAACCATCTGGAACACTTAATATGAGTCGTATTGATACTGCACGATTAATTGTTAAAAGTAATTCTTCTGGAACTTTGAAAGTTTGGGGAACTAATTATAACGTTTTACGTATATTAAGTGGTATGGGTGGTTTAGCTTATTCCAATTAAAAAATAATTTAATACTTTAAAAAAAAATGATTTTTTTTTAACTTACTCAGTTAATCAAATATGAGTATAGATTGTTCACTATGTTGTGAAACTTTTAAAAAAAATAATACTTCTAACTGTCCATATTGTTCATATGTTATATGTAAACCATGCTGGAATACATATTTAATTTCTGTTATTAAAGTTGATAAACCTTGTCCTAATTGTCAAAAAACTCTAACCAGAAAAAATTTAATTGATATGTTTACAAAAATATATGTAGATAATACTTTGAAAAATCATATTAAAGAAGTTTTAATGTTAGAAGATAAAGCACAAATATCACATACTTTAAAATTTATTGATATTATTCAAGAAAAAGATAATTTAATAGAAAAAATTAATACTATTAAAGATGAATTAAATAATGAAGTTAAATATTCTTTAACATATTATATTAAATTACATTCTATTGGTGGATATAAACAATATATTAAAAATGAATTAAATTTAGATAGTAGAAGAAAATTAGAAAATATTAAAAAAAGTAGTTATATTTATCCTTGTAAAAATCCTGATTGTGAAGGATTTGTAAATTCTGATTGGTATTGTTTATTATGCAAACAATATACTTGTAAAGAATGTCATAAAATTATTGATGATAATCATGTTTGTGATAAAGATGATATTGAAACTGCTAAAATTATTAATAAAGATACTAAACCTTGTCCTGGTTGTAAAAATGCTATTATGAAATCATCTGGATGTGATCAAATGTGGTGTTGGATATGTCATACCGCATTTGATTGGAAAACTGGTAATATTGTTAAAAAAAATAGATATATTCATAATCCTGAATATTTTAGATATATGCGAGAAAATGGTATTCCAATTGATAGGAATCCTGATGATAACTTATGTGATGATAATAATATACAAGCTTATTGGAGAGCACATTCTCTCTTATGGAATGGTAATAATTCATGTAATTATATTAATCTTTCTTTAAAAGATAAATCTATTTTTCATAATACTGATGTTTTTAAAAATATTAGTAATATTGAACAATTATATAGACATTATAATCATGTTATTGTTCCTGATATTAGAGGTAAAATTAGAGATACTGTTATTAGTAAATGGTATAATGATAATAGATATAAATTTCTTACTAAAAAAATTACAGAAAATCAATATAAAATTAATTTAGCAAGAAAACATAAATTTATTGAATATTATAAATATTATTTAGGAGTTGTTGAACTAATTAAAGTTACATTAAAAGATACATATATCGAATATGTTCAAAAAATTAAAGAAGCACAACCGGCATTTGTTCATAAAAAATATTCTTCAAGTAAACAAATACAAGATGGTATTAATTTAGATAAAGATCTTTTAAATAGAAAAAATAAAATTAATGAACTTATCAAAGTTTTTCATAAAGATTTATCTAATACATCAGAAATCTATAATTATTCTGATAGTAGTGTTATTAGACATATTAAATTTATTGAAAATGATTAATTAATTCATTAATTCATTTAATTATATATATTTCATATTATTTTTATATTTGCTATAAATAAATAACATAAAATGGGTGGAGGCTTACTTCAACTAGTTGCCTATGGAGCACAAGATGTATATCTTACCGGTAATCCACAAATTACCTTTTTTAAAGTTGTATACAGACGTCATACTAACTTCTCCATTGAATCTATTATTCAAAGCCATAATGGCAATGTCGGTTTTGGAAGTCGTATGACATGCCAAATATCTCGTAATGGAGATTTACTTCACAAATTATATTTACAAGTTGAAATTGGTGGAACTGTTAATAATAACATTTGGACGCAAAATTTAGGACACTATATTATTAAAACTGCTGAAGTTGAAATTGGTGGTCAATTAATTGATCGCCAATATGGAATTTGGATGCAAATTTGGAATGAGCTAACTTTACCATCTGGTAAAAAAGATGGTTTTAATAAAATGATTGGAAATTATAATCATGCGAATTTAAAACATAAATTTACTAGTTCTACTGATAAGACTAAATTATATATTCCTTTAGAATTTTGGTTTTGTCGTAATGTTGGTTTAGCATTACCTTTAATTGCTTTACAATACCATGAAGTTAAAATTAATATTAATTTTAATGACACAATGATAGCTTATAACGATGCTGGTACTACTGCAGCTGATAATTTAACATTGTTATCTGCAGCTTTATGGGCTGATTATATCTTTTTAGATACTGATGAACGTCGTAGATTTGCACAATTATCTCATGAATATTTAATTGAACAAGTTCAATTTACTGGATCTGAATCTGCAGATGGAGGTAGTAAAACTCGTCTTAAAATGTCTTTTAATCATCCTGTCAAAGAATTAGTATGGGTTAATATGGACGACGCTAAACAAAACACAAAAGATTGGTGTGATTGGCAACAACAAACAACTAATAAAGTTGAATTACAATTAAATGGTAATGATCGTTTTGCACCAAGAGATGCTAAATATTTTACTTTAGTTCAACCTTATCAACATCACACTAATATACCTGCAGCTCAAAATATTGGTGTATATTCATTTGCATTAAAACCTGAAGAACATCAACCATCTGGAACTCTTAATATGAGTCGTATTGATACTGCTCAAATTACAATTCCTCAAAGTACCGTAGATGGTAATATATATTTATTTGCACACAGTTATAATGTGTTACGTATATTAAGTGGTATGGGTGGTCTTGCTTATTCTAACTAAATATATACTATATCTTTTTTTTAAAATATAATTTTATCAAAAATTATATTTAAATTATTTGGAAGTTTTTTATAATAATTAATAAAATTTATATAATGTTGAATTGGTTCGACATTAATTGTATAATATAATATAAAATGATATATCATAAATATTAAAAATCCAAATAAAACATCAATACAATTAAATTCATGTTTTAATGTTAAAATTGGTATAATTTTGAAAATAATAATACAAACTATTAAAAAAAATATTATTTTTTTTAAAGATAATTTTAAATAAATCATATAAAATAACATCCATATTACAAATAATAAAATTAAATAAAAAAATATAATAGGATTATAAGGAATAATATTTAAAATATATAAAAAATACCATAATAAAACATATGATGAAAAATAATATGTTATTTTTATCATTTTATTTTTTTCTTTATTAATAATAAATAGTAAAAAATGGGTGGAGGTTTACTTCAACTAGTTGCTTATGGAGCACAAGATGTATATTTAACTGGTAATCCACAAATTACCTTTTTTAAGGTAGTATATCGTCGTCATACAAATTTTTCGATTGAATCTATTGTTCAATCTTTTAATGGAAATCCCGTTGCTGGAAGTCGTGTAACATGCCAAATCTCACGTAATGGTGATTTAGTTCATAAATTATATTTAGAATTGGATGGTTCTTTTACTAAAGAAGATACAGTTGGAAAACCTGGAGTTGGTCATGATGCAATCGATAAAGTTGAACTTGAAATTGGTGGTCAATTAATTGATCGTCAATATGGGGATTGGATGCATATTTGGAACGAATTAACATTACCAGAAGGTAAAAAAACTGGTTTTCAAGATATGATTAATAAAACTGGATCTAAATTATATGTTCCATTAGAATTTTGGTTTTGCCGTAATGTTGGTTTAGCTCTTCCCTTAATTGCTTTACAATATCATGAAGTTAAAGTTAATATTGAATTTAAAAGCACTTCTGGTCTTACTGGTGCAACTTTATATGCTGATTATATCTTTTTAGACACTGATGAACGTCGTAGATTTGCACAATTATCTCATGAATATTTAATTGAACAAGTTCAATTTACTGGACAAGAACAAGTTGATACGAGTAAAGCTGTTAAAATGTCATTCAATCATCCTGTTAAAGAATTAATATGGCGTGTGAGTAAAGGTGATTATTTAGAATATAAAACAGTAAAGTCTGCTAAATTAATGTTAAATGGAAATGATCGTTTCTCTCAACGTGATGGAACATATTTTACACTTGTTCAACCATATCAACATCATACTAATATACCAGATTCCGGCCAAGGTGTTCATGTATATTCTTTTGCACTTAAACCTGAAGAACATCAACCATCTGGAACTCTTAATATGAGTCGTATTGATACTGCTTCTTTACAAATTGATAATAGTACTCATACGGGTGGTGAGGATGGTGATGTTATGAAATTATACGCTGTTAATTATAATGTGTTACGTATCTTAAGTGGTATGGGTGGTTTAGCTTATTCTAATTAAATTAAAAAATATTTATTTTATTATTTTTTTTTTCTTTATTAATAATAAATAGTAAAAAATGGGTGGAGGTTTACTTCAATTGGTTGCCTATGGAGCACAAGATGTGTATTTAACTGGTAATCCACAAATTACCTTTTTTAAGGTAGTATATCGTCGTCATACAAATTTTTCGATTGAATCTATTGTTCAATCTTTTAACGGACAAGTTGGAAAAGACAAACGTGTAACATGCCAAATCTCACGTAATGGTGATTTAGTTCATAAATTATATTTAGAAGTTGATGTTACAAATGAGGCTAGTCTAAAACCAGCGGAGATAAGTCCAAAAGCAAGACTTGGTCATCAAATAATTAATAAAGTTGAACTTGAAATTGGTGGTCAATTAATTGACCGTCAATATGGGGATTGGATGAATATTTGGAATGAATTAACATTACCAGAAGGTAAAAAAATTGGTTTTGGAGAAATGACAAATCCTATAACTGTTGCTACTACTACTACTACTCCTACTACTAAATTATATATTCCATTAGAATTTTGGTTTTGCCGTAATGTTGGTTTAGCTCTTCCCTTAATTGCTTTACAATATCATGAAGTTAAAGTTAATATAGATTTTGGAGGGATTGATATTTCGGGTGCATCTTTATATGCGGATTATATCTTTTTAGATACAGATGAACGTCGTAGATTTGCACAATTATCTCATGAATATTTAATTGAACAAGTTCAATTTACTGGTGACGAAGCAATTACAACTACACAAAAAGCAATTAAAATGTCATTCAATCATCCGGTTAAAGAATTAATATGGCGAGTTAAAATAGACGAAACTACTTATGACACCGTAACTGATGCTAAATTAATGTTAAATGGTAATGATCGTTTCTCTCAACGTGATGGAACATATTTTACACATGTTCAACCATATCAACATCATACTAATATACCCGCATCAGAACATGGTATTCATGTTTATTCTTTTGCATTAAAACCTGAAGAACATCAACCATCTGGAACTCTTAATATGAGTCGTATTGATACTGCTTCTTTATCCTTAAAGTGTGAAAATGGAGGAACAGTTAAAGTTTATGCAGTAAATTACAATGTATTACGTATCTTAAGTGGTATGGGTGGTTTAGCTTATTCCAACTAAATATAATATTTATATTTATTTTTTTTTATGTTCATAACCTAAAACATGATTAATACCTAAAAAAAATGAAATAAATCCACCAGTTAAACTAATTTGTAAATATGAATTATTAAAATTAATAAATTTTTTAGAAAAATGTATTAAACTATTAGTATATGTATTAATAAATTTATTTGAATTATTTGTAAAAATTACTTTTGAAAAAATTATAATAGTTGTGAAAAATAAAAAATTTTCAAATTCATCAATAAAAATATTTTTAATTAATCCATGACTTGGATTAAGAGTATTATGATTATTATACCATTTAGTATCTGGTATAATAAAACATAAATTTTTCTTATAACTATGATGTCTATATAACATATATTTATTATATATATATTTCTTTATATATAAATTTAATAAGGAAATTCTTCATTAATTTTTTTAATTAATACTCTTTCTTCTCTTGAAGATTCAAAATTACATCTAATATAACCAAAATAACAATTATCCTTCTTTTTATCTACAGAATATTTTTGATTGTCTTTAAGATTTAAATTATCTCTAATAAATATACTAATTTCTTCAATAGTTTCTATATTAATATCTGGATTATTAAATATATCTATTTTTAAATATTCATTTTTTAAAAAATCAGCAACAATTCCATCTGATAAATTTGGTTTATTAACTTCTTTAATTGCTTTATGACATTTTATTTGATTTTCTAAATCTTTCTCATATTTTATAAATCTTTCTTTATATTTTTCTTTAAAAATATTTATTAGTTTTTCTAATTGTTCTCTCTTATATTTTTCATCAAACGAAAATAATCTTAAATCACTATGATATTGATTTTGAAAATGTTTTAAATATTTTTGACATTCAATAGTACTTTTAAATACTATTATTGTAATAGCAATATTAAGTGATGTTTTTTTAAATTCTTCATTATCTATATTATGTTTTATTTGATCTTGACCATCTGTTCTAATAATATTTTTAATTTTTTCTAATGTTTTTAATCTATGTTGTCCATCTATAATATAAAATTTTGTTGGATTATCTAAATTAAGAGACAAAATAGCATTACCAAAATCACAAAATTTTTTATTTTTATTATAATATTTTATATTTTCACTAATTCTATTATTAACTACATCTTCATTAATAATTCTATTAATTTCAATATTACCAAAATCTAATTCAAAATTATTACAATCAATATAACCTATATATTTTTCATATTCAATATCTGGTATTCTAATTAAATTATTATTGTTTGAAGCTTCTTTAATTTTTTTTAAAATAGGAGGATCTTCATTAGACATATCAGTATTTAAAATAAGAGGATCTTCATCTTCATTGGACATATCAGTATTATGTCTTTTTCTTTTTACACTTTCATTCATAATATCATTATTTAAATTAAATATCATTTTTTTTTTATTTGCTTAATAATAAATACTAAATAATGGGTGGAGGATTACTTCAATTAGTTGCCTATGGAGCACAAGATGTATATCTAACAGGTAATCCACAAATTACCTTTTTTAAGGTAGTTTATCGTCGTCATACTAATTTCTCTATTGAATCAATAGTTCAAAGTCCGAATGGAAATCCCGCATTTGGAAGTCGTATCACTTGTCAAATATCACGTAATGGGGATTTACTTCATAAATTAATGCTTGAAGCTACTATTGATTTAAAAGATACTTCTGATTCTCATGCAGCAACAAACGATGCTTATATTCAACCATGGGTTGGATATAATATTTTAAAAAGTTTAGAAATTGAAATTGGTGGTCAAAGAATAGATAAACAATATGGCCAATGGATGTATATTTGGAATGAATTAACCTGTCCATCCGAAAAATATGATGGAATGAATCGAATGATTAGTGGTCAACATATTGTTAATAGTGATAATAATCCATATAAAATTACTAAATCAGCTGATGCAAATACTAAAAAAATTAATTTAAAAATTCCTTTAGAATTTTGGTTTTGTCGTAATGTTGGTTTAGCACTTCCCTTAATTGCCTTACAATATCATGAAGTTAAAATTAATATCGAATTTAATGATAAAACAAAAGTATTTATTACTCCTGGTACTGTTAATAATTATCAAGTTAATGTTGACACAACTGCTACAGATGTTGTTGCCGGAGCTGTTGAGGCTGAATTATCTGATGTTAAATTATATGCTGATTATATCTTTTTAGATACTGATGAACGTCGTAGATTTGCACAATTATCTCATGAATATTTAATTGAACAAGTTCAATTTACTGGTAGTGAAGCTGTTACTGATACAAATATAGCAACTCGTTTAAATTTTAATCATCCGGTTAAGGAATTAATTTGGGTAAATAAAAGTACTGTTACAGATGCATCTAAATTATGGAATTGTTTTGTTACACCAAAAACAGGTGGCGGTAAATTACATACAAAAGGTGGAACAAATTCAACAACAAATGCTCAATTAAAATTAAATGGTAATGATCGTTTTGCTCCACGTGATGGAAATTATTTTAATTTAGTTCAACCATATCAACACCATACAAATATTCCAATGCGAAATCCTGGTATTAATGTATATTCTTTTGCATTAAAACCAGAAGAACATCAACCATCTGGAACCCTTAATATGAGTCGTATTGATTCTGCTCAATTAAGTATAACTCATGCAAATGCTGGTAATTTATATGTTTATGCTGTAAATTACAATGTATTACGTATCTTAAGTGGTATGGGCGGATTAGCATATTCTAATTAAATTTTTATAATTATTTTTTTTTAAATTTATCATAACTTTTCATATGATCATATTTTTATTGATAAAATTTTGCATCGATCATTTATTTTTATTTTCTGATAAATATAACTTTTCATATGATCATATTTTTATTGATAAAATTTTGCATCGATCATTTATAATTATTTTTTGATAAATATAACTTTTCATATGATCATATTTTTATTGATAAATTATACTTCCGTGATCATTTGTAAATATTTTTGTAAGTTTAACAGAAAAATTATGATCATATTTTTATTGATAAATTATACTTTCGCGATCATTTGTAAATATTCTTGTAAGTTTAACAGAAAAATTATGATCATATTAAAGATTATATTTATCAGAAAATAAAAATAAATGATCGATGCAAAATTTTATCAATAAAAAAATAAAAATATGTTTGAATAGAGTTCATAAAAAAAGTTAAAAATAAAAATTAAAAATCAAAAATAAAATTAAAAATAAAAATTATAAATCTAAATTAGAAATTATAAAATTATAAATTAAAAATAAAAATTAAAAATAAAAATTATAAATCCAAATTAGAAATTATAAAATTATAAATCAAAAATAAAAATTATAAATTAAAAATAAAAATTATAAATTAAAAATAAAATTAAAAATTAAAAATAAAAATTATAAATCCA